CGTGATGAGCTTCGCGCATGTACTTTTCGTACAACGACAAGGGCAGCTTAAAGGCAAGCATCTCGTTCACCCCGATGAACCCCTGCCAATCACCAGTCTTGATGGTGGCATATTCCCAGCCGGGAACATCTTCCGGCTTGACGGGTTCGTAGCCCAGACGAATTCTCATCTGGATGGAATCTCGAGGATTGGTCGTAGTAAGCCAGCAACAATGCCAGCCGGGGATCTGTGGCAAGTCCGGTAGAGAGGACTGAAAGAATTGTTGACGGAACATTGCAACCCGCTCATCGTCGGAGATCTCGCGGTTCTCAGTGACAGCCCTATCGGCCATCGCACGGTTAGCGCGATTCTCGCCAGCGGATTTCTTAAAGCGTTCGTCAGTCATGTCTCGCTCCTTGCAGCGATTGAGTTGATTATTTCCGGTTTAGCGCCAAAAGGAAAGTCCTTTTATTGCTTGTTGGCTCTGTCGTATTCGGCATAGCGTTTTACATACTTCATGCGCAACACCGGGTCGTCCCAAACGCCAGCCTCGATTAGAGCCTGTTTGCGTTCTGGGCTAATAAAGATTTCCTTGCGGGTGCTGGCAGGAGCATGCTCCTTGCCGGAACCGACCGCCGGACCGCCGCGTGGCTGACGCTCTTTTTCTGCCTTTGGTGCGGGCTTTGATTGACCGAACCTTTCCGGCAGACGCCGAGCAGCCCTGCTGCGCAACTCGTCCCAGTAATCCTCAGTCTGAGGATTGAAACCGTCTTTGGCCAAAGCCTGATCGATCGCGAGGACAATCGCAGAATCTTCGTCACGACCTTGCGGGTCGTACCAAGGATTCTCCTGAATGAATTCGCGCGCGTAATGCATCGTCAGGTCATCGACCTTTGGCATTGGGGCAGCTTGCTTAGCTGCCTGCTGCTTTTGGGCAGTGAGCTGATTGGCAGTTGAGATGGCCTGATCGCGGTAGCGCAACGCCTGAGCAACGTCAGCACCATTGCCGGATTCGATGGCTTTGGCGATGACACGCTCTGCGAGCTCTGCGTCGCGTTTAGCCTTTTCGATCTGAGCGTCGATCTGATTAAGATCAAACTGCTGAGAACGCTGCTCCTGTGCAGTCAGCCGACGCTCGAGTTCGTCATTCCTCTTGCGAAGGAAATCGAGCTCGATCTTGTCGCGAGTTATTGCTTTTTCGCGACGCTCTTTTCGCTCCTGCTTTTCCTGACGACGACGCTCGCGGATAGATTCGCGTTCAGCATCCTCAGAAGAGCCTGCTTCTTTGACCACACGCTCATCTTCATCCTCGGAGTCGTCTTCGGTTTCACCAGCAGCATCTTTTGCCGGATCTTCTTCGACAATGACAAGTTCTTCTTCCTTGCCCTTTACGTCGTTTTCGTCGTCTTCTTTAAGTACATCAGCCATCGTTCATCTCCTGTCAGATGAATGCTTTGATTGAGAGCGGGTTGCCCGTTACGTCACCGACAATGTCAAGATCATTGAAGATCACAAACATCGCGCTGTCATCTTCTGAGAATTTGACTTCCCAGCGGTCGCCGCCGTATTTCGGAACACGAACGAACTGACCCGGACGACACCAGTCGCCCTCCGGCCAAGGGTTCATCGTGTCGCGATTCTTGAATGCCAGCGGACCGAGCGAGATCACCTTAGCGACCTGCGTGTTCCACTTCTCAGTGTCTCTGGAATCCTCAACGATAATGATTCCGCCTTTTGACACTTTGATCGGTGTGCGAATTTGCACCAGGACGCGGCTACCGAAAGGCCGGACGCCGGGGTCAACCGACGGAAAGGCCTGCGCGAGAGCGTCCTCAGAGATCTTTGTCTCCATGTTTCTCCTCATCCAGAAGTTGCAAAAGTACGTTGATTGCTGCCTCGTAGCCAGCTACGACGCCAACGCGATACCCGTACTCAAAAGCATCGCGCTCTTGCGGCCGACCCAAAGCCTTTAAAGCAAATTCTTGCTGTTTGGCTTTGAGTTGGGCCAGAAGTTGTGTTTCGAAATTCACGCTTTGGTCTTTGTGTCTTTGGGCGCACCAGAGCCCGGCAGCGTCTGGCCATCAACCTTGAGACCAGCAGCCATACGGTGCTTCTGCTTTACAGCGGCATTGTCGAGAGAAACAGTGCCAGTCGTGGGCTTGTCACTCATTGCTAACTCCTTACCTGCCACCGGGGTTGATTCCTGTGCCGGTGCTCACAGAGAACTTCTCGCCGGAAAGGATTTCCATTTTGGCGAGGTCGATTGCAGTCTGGTTGTCGGCTGTGTTCATCCGCTCGCGGATTGCGAGATCGGCTGCGGTGCGCTGATCCTCTGCGGACTGACGCAGCTGCTCGCGCTGCAATTCCAGCTGACGTGCACGCTCCTTTTCCGCCATCGACATTTGCTCGGACTGCTGCGACTGAGCGAGCTTCTGCTGCTCGAGCTGCATGCGTTGAGCGTCGGACTGGGCACGCTGCTGAAGAGCCTGCTGCTGAATGCCTGCGTTGATCTGTGCGATCTGCATTGAGTTGTCCGGAGGCATCGGAGGCTGCGGCTTGAACTGCTGAGCAGCCTGATCGATCTGCGCGAGCTCGTTGGCAAAGCTCCCGAGCTGCTGCTCGATGAACTGCTGCACTTTCAGGATCACCTGAACTTGCTCGTTGGCCTCAGACTGGATCAACTGATCTCTTTCTGCCATGTCAACAGCGTTGTGCGCCTCGACGAGATAGTAATTCAGCAGATGATCCCGAAGGTGAATCGCCATCGGGTACAAATACTGTTTGACAATCGCCGGATTGCTGCCGAACAACGGCGACTTCAGGAACGCGACGTGCGTTTGAAGATGCGCCATGTGATCTTGTTTGGGCAACACGTAAATCGGGCGACCCATAGCAGCTGCGACGTTCTCAGAAACGGGATCCATGTCTTCTGAGCCGGGTTTCGGCTGCAGAACTTCGTTCTCCGGGATCTTCATGTCTCGGAGGAACCGCTCCTCGACTTTCCGCTGATCATACATCTGCGGAAGCAACGCGGCGCGCTGCATCAGCGCCTGCGTCTGGACGAAACGCTGCGTGTCGCTGAAGATCTGCGGATCGCTGACCGGGATGACGTCCATCGGACCGTCGAAATCCGAAGGATCAATTTCCAAGCCAGCGTAGTTAGCTTCAATGTCTTCCTCGGTCAAATATGCCGAGTTGATCCGGTGAAGGATCTTGAAGCATCGCGCCATCGAGTTGTGCAAGCGCGAATGGATCGAGCTGAACACGACCATGCCCTGCTCGATAAGGGCCATCGTTGTGCCGACAGGCTGATTCGGGTTGGCATCAGACAATTTTTCGAAAGAAGTCTGAACAACTCCCTTGCCTGCTTGAACAAGGAACCCCAGCAAGCTGAAAAGCGTCGGGCTCGGACCGTTGAAAGGCAGCGGCATCGCGATCTTGCGGACGTCATCAACGAGCGCGCCGCCTTCGATCTCGACAACCTCAGTCGGCTGCACGTTCAGCGTCTGTCCACCGGGTCCGCCCTTCAATTTGAGGAGCGTCGGCACGTTCTGGATGTGGGCAGAGTCGAGCAAAGCTCGCAGAGCGCCGGTCGCAGCACCGCTCAGACCGCCGATCATGTGCGTCAGACCGATCGGATAGGCTCCACGCCAAGGTACGAACGGAAATTCGACAATCCAATCGAGCTCTTTGCGCTGAGAATCTTCCGGCTCCCAGTTTCTGTACAGGCTGAGAGCTTTTCCGCTCGTTTTATCGATGGAAATGATGTACGGCTCTGGACCATCATCAAAATCGAGGCGAGTATAGACCTCGAAAATGGTGCGCAGGCCATCTTCGTTGTAGGAATTGTCCTGCCGACCCTCGATTTTGTCGTTTGCTTTGCTTGCTTTGCTGAAATCAGGCTCTTCAGGCACCCCAACATCAACGTCACGGTACATTCCAGACGTCACTCGACGCTGATATTCCATTTTCGTGATGTATTGGACGTGCGTTTTGCGTTCAGCAGTGTAGAAGTTCGTGGCAGCGAACGGCAGATAGATGTCGTCGATCGGAATAAACTCCGACATCGGACGACGATATTGGCTCGACCACATGAATTTGAGGTATTGACCGCCACCGAGCGGAAGCTGAGTGCTGAGTTGCTCGAGCTCAGAGCGGAATTCGACCATCTGCTCGGTCGTCTGCCAATTCATGAAGGCAGCTTTGCGTTCCGCTTTGGAGATTTTCTCGCGGTCCTGCTCGCCGATGATCTTGCTTTTCACCGGGCCAGTGGGCGGGAAAGCCTCTTTCATGAATCGCGCGGAGAAATCTACGCAGGATTCGACCAGCAGCGGGTGAACAACTTTGTTAGCGCCGGTGAATTGAGCGCCGCCCGGTGCGTCGTCGCCGAGCCCGGTGCGCCGCAGTCCTTCTTCGTAGAGCTTGTCGCGCTTTTCGCGAGCTTCTTTGTCTTTGCTGATTTTGTCCATCAGATCATCGACGATATCGGTCAGCAGAGCCTGATCAACTTCGTCAACGATATTGGCAAAATGCTCGAGATGCTTCTGCTCATCCGCTTCATTCTGAAGTCGGATCACAGCGCCACCGTCCTCGGTGTCTTCGACCTCGAGCATTTCTTCCTCAAGACGAACAACCTCGCCAGCGTCGTCTTCTTTTTCGAATTCGTCAGCCATGGTGTTTCCTTTTAGTCGCCTCGACGCTGTCCATTCCGGTGAACGAGCCCATCGGGTCGACAGAGGACATCACTGGTCCACCTTCGTCAAACCGGGCGAATTCGCTCTGACCTTTCAAGATCTGCGTCAGGCTATCCATCTCTCGGGCTGCGCGGACAGCGCCGCCTTCGGCGTAGGTCTGCTGGCGCTGCTTCGGCGAGACGTTGCGCTGCCAGCTGCTGAGTGCGTCAGAGTATTGATCCTCGTAGTTGTCGTACGGGCCTACGGTGAGCGGGAGATTGTACTTCCGGGCCAGAGCCTCCCACTCCTGAGCCCGCTCCTTGCCCATCGATGCAGGACCACGGCTGTAGGCCTCGCGTGCGAGCTCGCGCGCTTTGTCCTGGAGCTCTTGGCTGTCGCCTTCGAACATGGGTTTGAAATTGACTTTGCCACCTTTGGAATACGAGTCCCAAGACATCGGGCTGTAGCCCATCGAGCTCCAGCTGCTCGAATAGTCCGAGAGGCTCGGGCTGAATGACGTCAGGCCACTGGCACCTTCGCCGAGCGAACCGGGCGACGAGAACATGCCATAGTCATTGTTCAGCCCGACATTGCTCACCGCCAGAGTCGGCAGCGAGGACTGCGAGCCGTAAAACTGGTTGGCGTCGGAGAACAGCGTGTAGTTGGGATTGTAGGTGTCGGGAACGGTCGTCGGCGTCTGCTGCATCAGAGAGTTGTTGAGAGCTTGCGCGCGCTCATCAGCTGCCTGCTGCTCGAAGGAGGTTGTCGCAGTCGGGCCAGAGAACCAGTTGGTGTCAAACGGATTGCCCGTCATCGGATCGCCGAGAGCGAATGTCTGATAAGCGGTCATCGGATCGACATCAGGCTGCTGAGACTTTGCATAGTCGGCGAACTCCTGCTCGGTCGGCCGAGAGGGCGGAACCGGCGGAGCCCAAAGAGCATTGCGTTGGCTCTGGAGCTGCGAGAGCTTCTGCGTCAGATCGGGGTTGTTGCGCGCATCGTAGAACCGATTGTAGATCGAAAGGTCTTCACCTCCCGGGACCAATGCATTGGTGAATCCTGTTCCGGGGGAGGGCTGGCCCTGCTGGAAGCCACGCCAGTCGGTCTGGGTGGTCAGCACTCGGTTCTTGCCCTCCATGAAATAATCTTCGAGGGCTTTCTGTGCGAGGTACAACGATTCAATCTTTTGCGGATCATCGCTGTTGATCAACGAGTTGATCCGGCTCGTCGCAAATGCGCCTTCGACCTGACTCGGGGTGATCTGCCCGGCGAGCGTCTGGCTGCCACGGACATAGTACGGAGCGATGGTGTTGGCGGCAGCGCGGTTGCCGATGGCTTCGTAGATGGCGCGATACTGATCGTAGCTCTGGGGTGTGCCGTACTCGCCCAAGCCTGCGCGCAGCATCATCGTGTAGTCTTGCTGGGTTGGCTTGTAGCCCCAATACGTCTGCCAGCGATCAGGAGCGTTGGTCTGCTCGACCACCGTCACATTCTGATCTTCAGGCTGCGCGCGGTTGCCCAGCAGCTTGTCGAGCATTGCATACTTCTGCTGGCCTTCTTCGCTCGTCGCGAACTGCTGGCCGATATCGCTCAAAGACAAGTTGTTCTGATTGGCTGTGTTGCGCCAATAGTCGACCGCTGCTTGGCTCTCTGGGGCGCGACCAAAGTAGGTCTCGTAAAGACCTTGGATGTCTTTGTCGGTCACGTCACCGCCGCGTGCGTATCCGTCGACGGCGCCGCCCTCTGCATATTTGCCGACGACTTCGAGCAGATCAGGATCGAACATTACATAGTTTTCGTACGGAGTGCCTTTGAAAGAAGATCCGCCGCGATAAGTGATTCCGGGAATACCAGCTTCTTTCAGCACACGACTTGCAGCCTCTTGTCCCTCGCCTCCGGTAATCCGATCGGCCAAAGGACTCGAAAGACGACCATACAACTCTCCGCCAGTGCGCGGACGCTCGTTGTACATAAAGGTCAGGTTGCCTTCTTTGTCGATTGCTCCGAGCTGACGAAGTTTGTCGAAAATCTCAGGCTGACGATCAAGAGGATATTGCCAGTGCATTAGAGATTTTGGGTCAGCATGAATATCGACTTCGTAAAGTCGACCTTTGCCTTCACCCGAAAGTCTGTTTCTCCAATCAAGAGCTTCGTTCTTTGATGAAGAAAGATATGCACCTTCGCCGTATGCAGCGTTTCCCTCTCCCGTTCCGCGCCTCGAGAGATCGAATTTATCAAACTCGTGCGGGCTTCCGTGCCACGCTTTGATGGCTCGACCAAGGCGAACGAGCGGACTGGCTTCCGCCTCGCTCGGGTCCATGACCATCATCGCCGAGCCAGCGCCCAATGCAGCCTTGCCCGCCTTGGTGGCCGGACCCAACGGGCCAGCTGCCATCAACGCAACGTCTGCGGGTGATTGGGGTGTCATCAGATCGATCAGCCCGACCGTGCGACCAGCTTTGGCCGCCAAACGATCAGCAGCACGTTGTGCCTGATCCTCTGTTCCGCCTTGCGAGATCACGTAGTCGTAGGTCTGCTGGGCGATCTCCTCCGGCATCCCCATCGTCTTGTCCCAAGCCTGTGAAACTGACTTGGTCGCCTTGTCGGCGTAACGCATGAGTTTGTCGGTGAGAGATTCGTCCCGATCAGCCATGGCCTACCACTTCACTTTGTCAGCCCAATAGGCCGCAGACGACGGACCTTTTGCGATGTTCTTTGAATGGCGAGACTTGAACGAGGCTCGCTTGGCCTTCATCCGCTCAGACTCGCCTTCCTTGGGCTTGCCAGCGGTCTTGGCTCCCTGCTCGCCGAACCGGATGATCTTCTCGCTCCCGTTCGTGCAGGCTTTGACGATGTGCGACTTGGTCGGGTGGCTCGGGGTGCGCTTGGGCTTGTTGCAGGCCATTGCGCTTTTGTCGACTCGCTGAACCATCACTTGCTCCTAGCGGCGCGCATGTTGTCGACGAGATTCGGATACGGGCGGCCAGCAGCTTTGGCGGATGCTTTGGCACTGGCCTTCTTGGCCGGGGAAAGCTTGGTCGGTTTGCCGAGCGAAGATGGCCGAGACTTGTCCCAGATGGGCTTTGCTTTCTTAGGCATTGCGATGCTCCTTGATGAAAGCGTCTAGCTTGTTGTCCAGCCGGTCAAGTCGATCGAGCACTCGGTTTATGTCGTTATGAACGTCGACCTTGGTCACATACTCTTTGGCGATCTCTTCTCTGGTCCGATTGAGAAGTATGCCAAGACGGTGCAGTTCGTTAGTTTTCTCCCTCAAGAAGAACCCTAGCAACCCGATCACCAAGGAAAGAACAGTATTCCAAAGCATCAGCTCCATGATTGGTCTCACGCCGCATAGGGATTGATTCGCTCTCTCTTGGGCTGTCTGGGCTCATCAATGTCCCGAGCTCTTGGAAGTTCGAACCAACCGTCATTCTTCAGATAGATCACCGCCTGTGTGAATGTGTCGACATAGTCATCGTGATCCGCCACCGGAAATTTGGTCAGCTGCTTCAGAAAAGCATCCGCCCAACTCACCGGCATTCCTCTATTCTTGCCTGACTCTGGGATCCAAAGCAACCCCAATTCGAGAGTCGGAGCAGCTTGATGTGCACGACTGACCTTGTCTGCTGCTCCGGGGTTGTAGGAGACAACTGGCACTTTGGCCAGACGCAGATCTTGAATGAGCGATTGACCAGAGGCTTTGGCTTCAACCAGCACCCTGTCCGGACGTCTCGCCCGGTGGTGGGGAGATTCCTTGGTCATTCCGCCATACTCAGTCTGCCAGTCCTTGATGGCCTTGGTGCGCAGATCAGGGTAGGACAGATGCTCGTCCCAAGCGTCAATGAGCATGGCATTGCGTTCACCGTTGTAGGTGAAGATTGCCCAGACAGTGCAGGCAGTCGGGTCGCCTGACGTCTTCTCAGTGAATGCGCAGTCGTAGGACTGTAGGATGTATTCAAATGTCGGCAGACCTTTCTCAGAAGGCCAAAGGTTGAAGAACTTAGTCTTGAGGATGCCGCCCTCAGACGGCGTCGGATCTTGCTGGAGCTGTCCGGCAGTTCCATAGGCACCCAGCGATTGCTTCAGCGAAGCGATTTCTTTCTCGCCGAATCGGTCAGGGCAGATCAGCTCGCCGACCTTGGTGCGGGGATCGTATGGTCCTAGGACAGTCTTGCGCTTTTTGCCATCCCACTCTGCCGGAATGCAGATATGCTCCCAGCCACCGATCTCGTTGAGCACCAAGCCGCTGACATCTCGCTCATGGAGACGCTGCATGACGGTGACCATCGCATCGCGCTTAGGGTCGTTGAGTCGGGTCGACCAGACCATGTTGAACCATTCAATGGCCGACTCACGCATGACGTCAGACTGTGCCTCTTGCGCCGAGTGCGGGTCGTCCAGGATCAGGCGCGATCCGCCTTCACCAGTCGCCGTTCCGCCAACGGACGTTGCGATGCGGTAGCCCGTTTTGTCGTTCTCGAATCGCTGCTTGGCGTTCTGGTCGCCCGCAAGATTGAACAGATGGCCCCAACGCTCCTGATACCAAGGCGACTGGACCAACCGGCGCGCTTTGAGGTTGTCTCGTATCGACAGCGTCGACGAGTAGGATGCGCAAAGGTATTTGTGCTGTGGGGTCGTCAGCCACTCCCACATCGGCCACATGACGCTGACGATGGTTGACTTTGAATGGCGCGGCGGAATGTTGATCAGCAGCCTTCTGATCTCGCCTGCAGTCACTGCCTCGAGATGCTCGCAGATCTCTTCAATGTGCCAAGACGGGATGAATTCAATGCCCGGTTCGACCACATGCCAAGATTGTTTGACGAATTCGTACAGCGATGCTGATGCAGCCCTGCGGTCTCGCTCGCGCTTGATCATGTCGAGCATGACTGCTGGGCTGAGAGGAGCGTTCATTCGGTGCCCACAGCTTTCGTCAGCATCTTCTGCATGGCCAATAGCTCATCGTCGTTCAACCCTTTGAGATTGAGCGAGGCGATTGCGATCGGTCCGCCGCCTTCGCCGGTGTGCTCCTGAACGACCTTGTCGCCGTACTTGCGCGGTGCGATCTTGGCTGCGTGCCATCGCCGAGCGTCCATGCGGTTGCGTGCCCGGTTGTTGTCGGTCTCTGTGTCAGAGATCTCAACAGTCTGGTCCGCGAAATAATCGGCCTGAATTTGACGAGCTCGCGCGTACTTTTTGTAAAGCTCTTCCGAGCTTTGCGCCCAATTCATGAACACACAATAGTCAGGCTGATTCTCTTCTTTCAGGATTCGAGTAAGAGTTTCACCATTGGCCATTCTGACCAAAATGCCATCAAAGACTTCGAGATCTATCTCTTTGCTGACGTACCCACTCGATTGCGCTTTGGGAAGGCGACCCACTGCCAACTCCTATTGCCACGATGTGATGAAGAGATTATCTCCTCACCATGAGGCAAAAGAAAGCTCTTATTTGGATTTGGCCTCCATTGTGCTCAGCATATATCTGATCAATTCTCGCAAACTGCCAGAAAAGTTCCTCTTGTTAGGAGAAACCTCTTCCAAATTCCGAATGTCAAAGCCAGCTGACCAATTGGCAATTTTGTCACCTCGTGCAGCAAACAACCTTTCTGGCACATTGCCTTTTCCGACACCAAACAAGAACAGTGACAGAACATCATGCGCAGCAAGATTGCGATGCCAGTTTATCTGAGGCGGTCTGATCTCAGACGAGCAAAGAATTCCATCGCTCAGGTCTGCAACCTTCAGCTCAATCGGCACCAGCTTTCCATCAACAACGATTTGGATGTCAGGTATTCCGACACTCGACCCAAGCCTCGGCTCATACGACTCGATCCAACCATCCCAGTTGTCACGAATCCATTTCTTCATATGGGTTGTTTCGCGCATTTTCCATTTCCATTCGTTACACCGATTTCCCTAACTCCCCTTCTATTTACTCTCTCTCTCTCTTTCTATAGAAAGTACCCTAGATTCAGGAGAGGAATGGAAATGGAAAATGTGGAAGGAAACTATTTTATATTTGTTTTCCTTCGTGTTTTCGTTTCGCATTCCACCAGTGAGCAAATAGAAAAGAAAACAGAACTCCCTGTAAAAGAAAACAAGAAGCCCATTTTCACCGTCTCTAGCCGATTGTAATACGCGCCGCCAAACCTAAAGCTAGAGCGATCGAGAACATGACCATGAACGCTGCAAAACTGACCGCAACGACCATCGTCACCCACTCCGCCCACCAAGCAGCCAGCGCCTTACCGCGCACCGACGCGAGATAATCTTTCATTTTCTCGATCATCCTTCGACCCTCTTCCATCAACCAAGTTTCTTGGAGCATCCGAACAGTGCACCGATTATCCCGACGACGACTATCGCAATCCTTAATCTGACTAACACCAAGTATATCAGCCGGATGTGCATCAAAACTCCATTTCCGATTTGCCTTTAGCCAATTCAAAACAACCAGCACACATCGTCTTTTGCCCATTGCGCAGGTGCTGCCCTTTTATGACAACAATCTCCCCGCACATACAGGCGCATTCAAACATCGCGCTTTTGCGCCGCCCCACACCATCACTTTTCACATAGCGGATGACGTGCAGCTGACCATAAATTTTGCCTGTTTCATCAATGAACTCAGGCTTTTGTTTGAGATAAGACGGGAGCCAGTTGCGGTCACTCACCTCTTTTTCTCCAACTCATGCCGCAGCCAAACCAGCAAACTCATCGCCTTGTTCGGATGCGGGATGCCGTTGTCGCCGTCCACGACGTCCGCCTGCTCCTCAAGATATTCGAGGATCGCCGGCATCTGTTTTTCCAGACGCTCCAGCGCCTCTATGCGGTCGGCTGCCTCATCGCACCGATAGTTGTTGTGCCTGCTTGAGGCTTCTCTCAACCATTTCACAAGATCATTGCTCATCTTTCCCCTCCAGCGCAGCGCGGGCGATGCAATTATTAAAATAATTGCCACACCACTTTTCGCATTTGCAGTCAGCAATCTCACATAGCGCCTTCTCCAGCGCCTCTATGCGGTCTGCCGCCTCAGAGGCGATGCTATGGCGTAAACCTGTTTCAGGGTCTTCAGCGCGAAGGCGCTGCACAAGATCATCGCTCATCTTTATTTTTCCTTTTCTGCTCAAGATGTCCAACCACAACAAAGACCAGCATCAGCACAGCAGGCAAAAACAAAAAGAGTGTCACAGCGACAACGAACGGATCGATCATATCAATCCCTCCAATGCCAACTGTTTTACTTTCATGCAAACTGCCGAATTGTTGCGGTCTTTGACTTCTTCATAGATCTTTTGCAGCGCGACGATTGCATCGCTGGGTGGCGGAGCATTGCTCGCTCGGCCAAAGGTGAAATTGCTGTCAGCCCGCACATCCTGATTGCGATAGGCCCAGCACTCCCCATTTTCTCCAAAACAAACCCAGACCAAGTCATACTCTGGCCCATAGTCGATCAATATTTGAGCCATCGCCTTGCCTTTGGGCGTTTGCATAGGGATTGGCGGATTGAGTTGGAGCAGCATCACATCCTCGTTTCGAAAATGTCGTTGGGTTGTTTCATCATCGTCCGCAGATCATCAAACAGTGCACTCTTGCGCTCTTTCAGCTCCTCGCCTGAGATTTCTGCCGGACGTATCAAGCTCGCAGCATTCTTGATCACCTTCATTGAGTGATTGTTCTTCAATTGCTCATAGGCTGACTTGTTCATGGCCGCCAGCTGCAACCGGCCACCGATCAAGAACCTCTCATCATACCATATTGCGCCAGACTCTTTCATCGCCTTACGCAGCTCGAGGTCGGAATCGTAAACCTTGCCCTGCACAGCCTGCCGAACCCACCCGACGATGTCTTTCATCGTGAGTACCACCGGCTCCTCCCGGCGATTGAGTGCCTCAGCGAGCTCCGCTGCCTCCTGCTGGCCTTCTGTGCGGGAGGCGACGATCAGCTCTTTCTTGCGCTCGGTCATTGGCGCGGGCTGACCTTTCTGGACATATTCCCTGAAGTTCTCGGCCCAATAGCGGATGATGTTCAGGCCACCACTCTTCAGCCAGTTGTGGAAATCTTCAAACTTCTCACGCGGCCATTTGTCCTCAGTCACCTCGGGATAGAACCAGCGACGATCGTCCTCTTCAATACGGAGCGCGCGCATAGAGTTAGAGCATGCAAAAACATGGCACCAATTCTCGATGGTGTAGGACCGCTGATATTTCTCGTTCACCTCAATCTCACGATCGGTGATGGCAGACTTCAACTTGTTGTAGGCTTTCCAGCTGTGGCCGGAGTAGATCTCGTTCACCACACACAGCCGTTTGTTGGCGAGCCAGCCGTTGAATTCAGACTGCACGATTTGGCTCTCCGTCGGGTAGCCCACGTTCTGAGTGCCGACCAGCGGAGCAAGTATTGAGCTGCCGAGGGTCGTCTTGCCGACACCTTGACGCTCGCTGACGAGCAAAAGCCCATACTCCATGCGGATCTCCGGGCGAGCGATCAGCGTCGCTGTCCAACGCAGCACCTCGCCACGCTCCTCCGGGTTAGGGAACATGTATTCCATAAACTTCAAGAAAGGCTCGGGGTTGCCTGCTATTGGTTTGATGTGCGATGGAGTGTGGAGGTTGATTGCAGAGGTCGTTGTGTCGGTCACGACCTTGCCTTTGATGTCGGGGCGGTAGCACAGCTTTGTTGAACGTCCTGTGTAGGCTTTCACAATCAGTTGCGATGTTTGATTGGTGTGGCTGAACGCGGCCAGCATCTTGTTCATGATCTGCTCGGAGCGAATTATCTCCGGCATCTCAATGCAAACGAACAGATCGGCCTCCTCAACATACGACCACATGTCTT